CCTTCAGGCGGCACGCATCTTCACCCGCCTGTCGTCTCCGCTCGGGGTGGCGGGGTTCGGGGACATGGGGGTCATCCGGGTGTCCCGGTATGGCGATCCGGACGTTGAGGGACTGCTCGGCCCGTACCGGCGCTACCGGTTCTGATGGCCTCCCTCACCGCGATCCGAGAGGCGCTCGCTGAGGCGCTGGCCACGATTGACAGGCTTCGTGTCACCCATTTCATGCCCGACCAGCCGCGCCCCCCGGTGGCGATGGTCTACCCCGAGTCCATCGTCTACGACCTGAACGCGAACCGGGGTGCGGACACGTACACGTTCATCGTCACGGTGATGGTGGGCCGGGCGGATGACAGGTCGGCGCAGAACGCTATTGACATGTACGCGGTCGGTCCGGACTCAGTGAAGACGGCCATCGAACGGGACCGCACCCTTGGCGGGGTTGTCAACACCTGCCGGGTCACTGAGATGCGCAACTATCAAGCCATCCCCGTCGGGGACGTGACCTATCTGGGTGTTGAGTTCGAAGTGGAGGTGGTCGTCTGATGGCCTACCGTGTTATGTCGTCCCGTTGGCTGTTCCCGCAGGGCTCGCTGATTTCCGAGTCGATGGTGCCCGAGGGGTGTAACATCGCCTTGCTGCTCGACACCGGACATCTCGTCCGTGTGTCCGAGCCGACGAAGAAGACGACAAAGCCCAAACCTCCGGCGGACCCGGAGCTGGAACCGGCTGAACTGCCGGAGGAGCAGGACTGATGGCTCGTACCGTTCTGACGAACGCCTACGTCAAGATTGGCACCGTCGATTTCTCTGACCTGATTGCGTCCATCGAGTTCGCGGACGAGGCTGAGGAGATCGAGACGACCAGCTTCGGCGACTCGGGTCGGACCCGCCTCGGCGGGCTCCGCGACCAGTCCGTGTCGCTGGACTTCCACGTGGACTTCGACCCGGCTGAGGTGGACGCCACTATCGGGGCGCTCGTCGGCGGCACCGCTGCCATCGAGTTCGCGCCGAAGGGCACCGCTATCGGCACCGCCAACCCGAAGTGGTCGGGCACCGTCCTGATCACCGAGTGGGGATGGGGCGGTGGCGTCGGGGAGCTGGCTACGAAGTCGGTGACCTGGCCGGTGTCCGGCACGCTGACTCGAGGGACCGTCTGATAGGAGACTGAATGTTCGGCCTTACCCTGCGCGTCGTCACGAGTAGTGACGAGAAGGAAGTTCAGGTTTCTCCGAGGGTTGTGGTGGCGTTCGAGCGCGAGTTCCAGACTGGGCTCGGCAGGGCGTTCGCTAACGATCAGCGGGCTGAGCACATGTTCTGGCTGGCGTGGAAGGCGTCCGGGTCCGCACAGACCTTCGACGCTTGGCTGGATGATGTGCGGGATGTTGAGATCGTCACGGATGTGGAGCGCCCTTTGTCCGGGACTCCATGACGTGGCTGGTGGCGTCGGTGGCCGTTGAGACGGGCATCGCGCCATCGGAGCTCATGGAGGACGGGCACATGCTGAAGGCGCTGGTGGCGGTGCTGCACGATAGGGCGAAGCGTCGTGGCTAGGTCTAAGGGTCCAGCGGTCAGGATCTCGCCGAAGCAGCGTGGCAGCATTGAGGTCACGGGTGTTCAGATAATCCAGCGTCGTCTGAGGAAGATGGACGACGGCACCGTGCAGGAACTGAAGCGGGTCTACCATTACTCGGCGAACCTTGTGGCGAAGAACGCGCTGCCGCGCATCCCGCGTCGTACGGGGAACCTCGCGAGCACGTTGCGTGTCCAGGCAACCCGGTATGGCGGGTTCGTGAAGCTGGGTGGCCGGAGGACGGCCCCGTACGCCGGGCCTATCCATTTCGGTTGGCCGAACAGGCCGGACCTTCGCAAGGACTGGTATGGCGGGCCGATTCGTCCGAACCCGTTCCTGTACGCTGCGCTGGATGCTCGACGTGAAGCTGTCAACGACGCGTTCTACTCGGGCATTATGAAGGTTGCCCGTCAGGCTGGTCTGAACCCGCAGTAGGAGTCGGGATGGCGAAGAAGCGGTCGTCCGTCATCTCGGTCCTGATCACCGGGGATAACCGGGAGCTGTCGTCGGCGCTGGACGATTCGTCGTCGAAGCTGGCTTCGTTCGCTAAGGGTGCCGGTGTCGCCCTGGGTGCTGCTGCGGTGGCGTTCACCGCGTTCGCCAAGTCCGGGGTAGAGGCGGCTATCGAGGCTGAGGCTGCTCAGGCGCGGCTGGCCACGATTCTGCGGAACACCGGGATGGCGTCCGAGGAGCAGATAAAGGCGCTGAACGCTCAGGCCAAGGCGCTTGAGAAGGTTGGAGTGGCGTCCGAGTCGAACATCACGGTGCTGCAGTCGCAGTTGGCCACGTTCGACCTGTCTGCCGACGCGATTCAGGCGCTGACTCCGGCCATCGCGGACTACGTGGTGGCGGAGAAGGGTGCAGCGGCGTCGTCTTCGGACTACCAGGCGGCAGCGAACGGCCTCGCCCAGGCGCTGCAGGGGAACTTCGGTTCGCTGTCCCGCGTCGGGTTCGTCCTGGACGACGTGACCAAGGAACTGATTGCCAATGGTACGGAGTCGGAGCGTGTCGCGGCCCTTGTTGACGTGCTGGGTTCGACGTACGAGGGGTTCAACGAGAAGGCGCGGGAGACTGCAGCAGGCGGACTGCAGGCGCTGAAGAACCAGTTCAACTCGGTGCAGCAGGCTGTCGGTGATGCGCTGCTTCCGTACCTGAAGCGGCTGATCGACTGGTTCCAACAGAACGAGGGCCGTATCACCGAGTTCACGGACAAGGTGCTGGGTGGGTTGACGCGGGCCATCGAGTTCGTGGGTGGCAAGTTCGGCGAGTGGCGTCCGAAGGTTCAGGAGGCCGTGGACTACCTGCGTGAGCGGCTGGCAGATGTGAAGACGTTCTTCGAGGAGAACACGTCCGGTCCGGTTGACGCTGCTCGGGAACGGATCGTCACGTTCGCGGACACGGTCAAGACCTCCCTGAAGGGGATGGTTGACGACATCGGGCCGACCCTGACCGGGTTCAAGGAGTTCTTCGCCGGGCTGGACTTTGGCGACCCGAAGGATCTCGGACGGCGTATCGGTGAGGCGCTGGCTATCGCGCTCGAGCAGCTGCTGACGGCCATCACCGGAATGTCGGAGAAGTTCGGGAAGGCGTTCGGCGACATGGTGTCCCGTGTGGACTGGATGGGCCTCGGCATCCGCGCCGCCACCTACCTGCTGCAGTTCGGTATCGGTCTGGCCGCCGGACTGTTCTCGCTGAACTGGCTCGGACCTGTCCTGAAGAGCATCGGGGACAACTTCTGGATTGTTCTCTCTGCCGCGCTCGGGCTCGCGTTCGCCCCCGCGAAGGTCGTGGGCAAGATTGCGCAGCTGCTGGCGCGTATCCCGCTGTTCGGGAAGATGGCGTCGTGGTTCGTGCTGGCGTTGAACCGTGTCGGTCAGAGGTTCCTCGGCTGGCTGTCCGATTGGATTCTGGCACCGTTCCTCGCCGGTTTCCGCAGCATCATGGGGAAGATGGGGCCGTCCATCGGCAGCTCAATGCGGCAGATGCTCGGGGCGATACCGGCTGCTATCCGCAACCTGTGGGATGACATGACGCTGGCGCTGGCCAGCATCTTCGAGCGGTTCGGCCAGTGGGTGGCGACTCTCGGGTTCGCACAGGCGCGGCTCGCGTTCAGCCTGTGGCGCACCCGCATCGTGTCGTACATCGGCAGCCTGTGGGACGACTTTGCCCGTGTCGGTGGGGATCTGGTGCGCGGGCTGATTGCGGGCATCCAGTCGATGGGTGCGGCGCTGATCCGGGCGTTCCGGAACCTGATTGATGACGCGTTGAAGGCGGCGAAGCGGCTGCTCGGTATCTCGTCGCCGTCGAAGGTGTTCGCTGAGCTGGGCCGCGAGGTCGGTGTCGGTTTCGCGCTTGGTATCAAGTCCACCGAGGGGCTGGTGGCGAACGCTGCGTCGTTCATGGGTGAGGTTGGAATGGCATCCGCGATGGTGTCGGGCTTTGAGGGTGGCGGGCGGGGGGTGGCTCCGGTGAACATCACGGTGAACGGCGCTCTGGATGCTGAGGGGACAGCCCGGCAGATCCGGCAGATTCTTCAGGATGCGGAGCGGCGTACTGGGGTGCGTCTGTGAGCTGGCAGCCGTCGCCGCAGGTGCGTATCGGCGGGGTTGATTTCTCGGGGCAGACGGTCGGTGAGGTGTCGGTGTCTCGTGGCCGTCGCACGGTGTATGAGACGCCGAACGCCGGGTACTGCTCGGTGGAGTTGCGGGATGTTGGGGACATGCCGGCGTTGGAGGTTGGGGTGCCGGTGCAGGTGTGGGTGGGTGATTCGGCGGGGACGGCGACGCAGCTGTTCGGTGGTCTGTTGGCGGATTGGTCGTCGCGGACGGTGGTGACGGCGGGTGAGCCGCTGGTGTCGTATCGGGTGCAGGCGGTGGGGCCGTTGGCGAGGTTGAATCGGCGGCGTGGGCTGTTCTCGGGGAGGCCGTCGGAGGATGATGGGGAGCGCGTCTTGGCTGCCCTCGGGCTGCTCAGCCTGTCGTGGGAGGAGTTCGGGCTTGAGACGTCGTGGGATGATGTGGAGGGGAGCTGGCAGGATCAGGGCGGGTTCGATCCGGCGCTGGTGGATCCGGGGGTGTTCACCCTGGCTGCGCTCGGAACTTCTGATGCGGGGTACTCGGGGCTGACGGTGGCGCAGGATGCGGGGTTCTCGGGCGAGGGTGTGCTGTACGAGACGCGTACTGGGATGGTGGCGTATGCGGATGCGAACCGGCGGTATGCGAACGAGCAGGCCGGGTTCCTGAGCGTGCCTGCGGCGGTGCTGTCTGCGGATGGGTTGGGGGTGTCGCAGTCGCTGTCGGACATTACGAACCGGGTGACGGTGGAGTATGCGGGTGGGGCGGTGACGGATGATGAGCCGTTCTCCATCGTCCGGTTCGGCCTGTTGGAGTCTGAGCTGCGGACGGACCTGGTGAACCTGTCGAATGCGGAGGTGCGGGCCCGGTCGTTCTTGGAGCGTCATGCGGTGCCGCAGGATGTGCTGGATCAGCTGGGGTTCGGGTTGGCGTCGCAGGGGACGGCGTTGCGGGATGCGCTGCTGCTGGTTGAGCCGAACGATGCGGTGGAGGTGACGGGTATCCCGTCGCGGGTGGGGTTCTCCCGGTTTCAGGGGTTCGTGGAGGGGGTGAACTGGCGTGTCGGCCAGTTCGAGGTGCGGCTGTCGCTGACGGTTTCGGATAAGTCGTTGTCGGTCGGTTCGGTCCGGTGGGGTCAGGTGGATGCCACGCTAGAATGGGGCGACGTTGATGCCACGCTGTCGTGGCAGGATGCTCGAGAGGTGACGGTCTAATGCCTGATACCGG